TTTACCTTTAGGGTTAGTTATTTTATATATGGTTTTCATTCTACAAATATACTAAAATAATGTTACCTTGGGAAATCACTGTGGTACATTACCATAAACCGGTGAGGCATTATTGGGAATCATTTGTTCATCCCTCATTCCTCACCTGGTTGTTATTCTTTGACACAAAAGAGATTGAAATCGTGGGGTATATCTGTATCAATATCATAAGAATCTGTTCTTGATGAGTATTTTCTGATAGTTCCACTTATGCATTTATATAATTCATGTGCATGGGAGCTTTTTAATTTCAAGCTTCTCTTGTTATCTAAATCAGATTGAGTAGCATCTCTGTACCCTATCCGATTACCCCAGTTTTTGGCTTTCTCTTCTTTCCTCTCATAATGGTATTTGCACAAGCCTTCTTTATATTCAGGTTTAATGCATTGAGATTTATAAGTTTTACCAATATCTGTAGCTGAATGCTGTATTATTTTGGAGCACATATCCCTAGTAGCTGCTTCGGACATGTTTCACAAGTTTTAATGTATCCCCTACATTAAACAGCCTAATACTATCACAAAATGTTATGTTCCTTGCTGTTTCCTGAGTTGAAGGAATACTGCGTAAGGAATAGAAAGCCATATCACCTGTGTTAGCAGTTCTTACTGATGTTACAAGCCATTGATTTGCCGGCTGTAATTCTCTTGTATAAGTATAGTTTACATTTACTTGAGAAGTAAGCTTACCAGAATGGCGTTCACAAGCCATTGCACTAATAGCTATGCCTATTATAACTATTATAAAGAATGTAGATTTTTTCATTAGTTCTGTTCTACTTTAATTTTAGTTTTCTTTTCTTGTTCTTTCAATCTATCAACATATTTTAAGAACTCCTGATACAGGATGTTAGCACGCTTTCTCCTTCTTATTCTGTAACTAATATAAGCAAGGATTACAATTGTCATTAAGGTGAATATTACACCTAAGCTGAAGAATAATAGTTCTCTCATTATTGTAGTTGTTTATTGGTTTCATCTTCATCCCAATGTGTTAGCTCATTAGGTTCCTCATCTTCATCAGGTCCCATTATATCAGCCCATTCTTCAGGGGTTGCACCTGATATTAAGAACTCACGGTCATCAGCACTTACATTTGGCATTGCACGTTGGATAAGAGTGCCACTCATCCAATCCTCCAGTTGCTCTTGTGTAACTGGTATATCTCTAGTGTGCTCTACACCTGAGATACTCGAAATCTTGGTAATGTTCATAACAGTTTATATATATTGGTTGATAATAATAGTTCCCTGTTGGATGTTCCCTGTAATAGTTATCATTGTAAAGCTTAACCCTACGCTGATACTCAATAGCATTAAGCAATTCCTGATAATCACCCCCTGCATGGTTATGCTTAGGTTTATCAGGATGCTTTGGTTGAGGTATATACTCTCCTGTTGAGAGCCATAGTATAAGCCCTAACCATACTATAAGGATAGCTAGGGCGAAGCCTGCGAATGTTCTCATGACTTTGAGATTAGTGGGTCTGTGATTGATACTAATACATTCATGGTATATTTATTTAATTGGTTTCATTGTTGTTTGTCATCCATACTCAAGACCTACTCGTATTCTGCCTTAAAAAAGGGGCTTCGCATTGCTGCGATGGTAGAGTAACCATAGGAATAAGAGTAAAGGTTGGCGAAGCGATGTAGCATGATGTATGCCAAATCACTCCGCCGTCCTTCAAGCCTTTAGGCTTTAGCGTGCTCTGCTGCAGCTTTTGAGTCTGCTTTTGAGTCTGCTTTCTTGCCTGTTGGAATCACGTCTTCATCTCCCGTGAAAGGACTGTTGCTGTCCTTTTGGTCTGATGTTGAAGTTTCCTTCTGGTCTTGGTTTCCAACTATCTTGGCTTTAACTATCATGCTTTCAGGCACAAAGAGTAAAGTCTCAACTGAGGTTGGAATCTTCCCAATAAGGTCAAGAGCTTTGAAATAGTCAAGCTCAAGCTTAATCCCTTTCAAATCAGCCTTTGGAGCTTTCACGAAGAATGGTTTCCCATTTCTATCTTCGTACTCTGTCTCAGGTACCAAAAGTCTGCCTTCAGTCCATGATGCAGTAGCTCCTTGGAGCAGCATCAAATGTCCTTTATGCAAGCTCTTAGTTGGTAAGAGTAACTCCAAATCAGCGTATAAGTATTCTATCCCAAAGTAAATGGGAGATGATATACCTTCAAGTTGCAACGCGATTGATTTCTCACCAGTTTCTTCATTGGTGAAGATTCTTGCGGATTTAATTCGAGCTGTACCATTGCTGATGGTTTGTTGGTCGATAGCCATTGTATCCATGTTTTCAAGTTTTATGGATGACACTCACACTTGTTATCTGTAGTGAGTTTCTCAGAGGTGAACCCTACTGCCGTTTGCACGGGGGTAGTTCGGTTCCCAAACTTTCGATGGGGTACAAATTAAGGGATAGTATTACTCGGGCTACATACGGATTACTTTTGCCATGGGGGGGGTATCTTTCCACTAGCAGATGAGCTAGGGGTATCTTCTCACATGAGCTTAAGTTATCCTCTCAGATGAGCTCTCGGTATCTTCTCATTCTATCAACGTTTATCCTAGCTGTGGGTGAGTATACTATATTAGACCTAAAGGGGGTGAGTATTACTTACTATGTTTAGACCTTAAGTTGCTTTAGGTCCAAGGGAATTTTCAGAGAGGTAATAACTTTAGGTCCAATAGGTTACTCTAATAGCTCGATAAAGGGTTCAAACTTGAACATATAAGCTATCATTCCATGGTTATAGGTTCTCTTGTATTCTATAAAATTTAAGGTACGTATCTTGGTTAGGTGTTTAATAGCGGTTACTTCAGATAGATGAAATTTTTCCATCACTTCTTTCACAGGGAATGCCACTCCTCCATACCTTTGAGACCTTATCTTCTCCAATAGGGCTCTGAGAACTAAGGCACAGTTTGGGGTACCTGTTAGTTTTAATAATTGTAGGTATAGGTACTGCTCATTAGTATTGTGCAGGAACTGGTCCAACTGGGTGTAGTTCAGGTCGTACTTCCGGTAACCTGATTCCATGAACAAGGCCTTGGTTATTTTGCCATAGGCCGGCTCATCATCTCTTACTATTCTTAGTGCTGCCATATTTTATTTAAAAGTAAAACCCCAACTGTTCCCGAGGCACCGGTACTTAGTTGGGGAATTACTAAACCATTATGAGAAAATTCTTAAGCGTGCCTGCTTTAAAGTATCCCGAAGATGTCATTGGATCTATGGGCCGGCTGTTCTGCTTTTAGCCTTTCCAATTCTTCCGGAGTGTCAATAGGTTCATCTCCTAAAGGAGCATTGATGTCTTTGAACTCAGCCTCATCCATTGGTGGGATTGGTTTCTGTACCTTGGGCTTTGTTGCTTTTTTCGGTGCTGTCATAAACTAAATGTTAAATGAATATCAAAGATAATAAATTATCCAACTTGATTCTCAAGATGTTTAACTATTATATGCATAGTCCGATTAATTCTTTCAAGCTTATCTACCTCTAGGCTTAGAGTCCCTAAGAGGCCTTGATAAACTCCTGGTCCCTCTGCTTCCTTATTAGTAGGTTCTTTAAGCCCTTCAATTACAGGGTTAATGTTGTTGGCTACTGCGGCAACGCGTTCATCCAATTCCTTTGTTTCTTGGATAGTGCTGCTAAGAAGGGTGAGTAAACTATTCATTTCTGAAATAGGTTTCTCTTGTTTTGCTAAATTGTCCATATATTTATTGGTTTTTATTATTCTGACTTTGTAACTTCACTCATGCTTTCTTGTCCCTGTGTTACCCATCCTGGGTTGTTATTAGTACTTCCTATAGGGAATGGTTTTGTTCCAAATACCTCTTTTCTGTACTCGGTATTTTTTACTAATCCTAAAGCCACAGATTTACAGAATTCGGTTTTATCTTTCTCTACTTTAAGTTCATAAAGAGCTTGATCAAGAAATATAGCATGTTCTCTGTATTCCAAAGCTTTCTCCCGGTCATTCATAACTTTATTTCTTTCATCAAAAACTCTGTAATCATCAAGCTCCGTTTGTATCTCAATTACAGTAGCTGTCTGTATTCTAACAGTTTCCTGTAACATGTATACTTGCTCTTCAAGTTTTTTAGCTTCAGCTAATCTTTTCTGTAAAACATCTCCGACTTGGGCCGGCAGATTCTTACTAATTAAGTCTAACATTTCTTTTTCCATAATAGATAGTATTAAAAATTTAATCAAATATACTAAAAAATATTGGAATATGAAAGTTTTTAAGTATATTTGTCCTATAAATATTTAGTTATGGAAAGGCCATTCGTAAAATTGTATATTGAAACTCTTAATGGAATAACCAAGCTCTCTCCTACTGCAAAGAACACTCTGTTGGGTATGTTGTTTTATCTTGAAGATGATAATACCGTAGACATCAGTGCACACAAACGCGAACAAATGCTGCATTTACTGGACATAAAGAAGCAAACGCTGGCTAATGGATTTGTAGAATTACAAAACGCCGGTATCATTAGTAGGATTGGGCAGGGTTATTACCACATTGATGTAATGTTTATTGAAAAACCCCAAGGAGATGATTATAAATCTGAGTCTTAAAAGTAAGAGGGAAGCTATCTCTTTATGGTTAAGCTTGTTATCTAGGTTTCATAAACTTACAGATAAGGAGATGGAGGTTACTGTAGAGATTATATTGACTTACTATGAGTACTTGGAGAAGTATAAAAGCCGGGAAGCTGCCTGTAAATTATACCTTGAAAAAGACAGTAGGGTAGCTATACGTAAAACCCTAGGTAACATGACCCAACAGGTTCTTAATAATTACATTACTATACTTAAGAAAAAGAAGGTTCTTGAAGAAGGGTTTGCTATAAATAAAGCCTTGCTTCCTGAACCTGATGGAAACAAAGTTTCTCTGACTATTAATTTATTGTATGAACAGTAAGAATATTGACAAGGATTCTGTACTTGAGAGGCTTGTCAATGAAACTGCTCAGGAGTTGGGGATAAGTTCTGACATGGTATGGAAGGTATTTGTACACTGTTATACAAGTGTTTACACGTTTCTTACTGAAGATAATCTACAGTACCTGACCAAGGAAGCTAAAACAAAGAGAGCCCGTAATGTGGTAATCCCCGGGTTAGGCCGGATAAATAATATCTTCGGTAAAACATATAAGACCAAAGGAGCAAAAGAAAATCAATTTATAAAACCTAATAAATATGAACAAGCCAATAAAGGAAAATCGGACAGTGAGTTATCCTAAAGTTGAACTCTTTTATGACCATATTATGACTACTGCTTTCAAACGTACTATTACTGAATCAGGGATTATCCTTGCTGAAGGTAAAGGTAATATTGAAACAAAACAGATAGTTGTAGCTGCCGGCCCCAATGCTGCGGTAACAGTGGGGGACGAAGTTGAAATTAATCCTGAACGGTTTCCTGTTAAGATGCAGAAAGCCAGGTATGATGTTGGACCTGATGTTCCTGTGGTTCAGGTTCCAATAGAATTTGTAGATGGAATTCCTTATCTTTTCATGAGTACTCGCGAACTCAAGTACAAATATGTTAAAGATAATCTGGGAGGCTTTAAAGAAATGACTAAGCCTGAAGTTTATGAGTCTGGTCCTAGTGTAACAGACCCTGTTCCTAATATACTCGTATACAAAGCAGGAGAAATGCCAAAACGTAAACCTAAGAGGATCTAAGATGAAAAATCTTTTTAGTGTGAACTCTGAAGGAGCTGTAGAAGCCTTGCCACAAGCTTGGCTTTTTCAGCCTTTCGCTGATATACGGGCCAAGTACACGGAGTCTGCCATAGCTTCAGTTGAACTTGGCCTTGTGTATTTTGCTGCAGATTACCGTAGCAATTTCCTATCGGTACCAAAAGTAGAAGACCGGGTGCTTAAGATCCAGAAAGATTTGTTTGCTCAACGGAAGCTTAAGATAGATGAAGTTACTTATAAGGCTATCAAGTTTTATGAAGAGAACCAGGCTGATGTAAATGTAAGGCTTATAAAAGCTGTAAGCTCTGCAGTAGAGAAAGCTATTATTACTATTGATGTAGCTAGTATGGCTACTCTAGATGACATTAAATTATTATCGGACATTGCTGCAAAACTTCCGGGTATGATGCAGAACCTAGCGGAACTTGAAAAGTTTGCTAAGAAAGGTACCCAACTTGAGGAAGGTATTGTAGGAAGTGGTCAGAAATCCTTATATGAGGATCATGATTAATTATTTCTTCTGTACATTTATAAGAGTGAAGTCCTTGATAATGGTAGAGTCATTCAATGATTTAACTGAACCTTTATACTCCCAATCCTTAGTCCATCTCCATAAATAGAAAACCTTTTTACCTTTTTTGTTGAGTTCTCTCTGTTTGTATATATCCAGGAAGAACTCATTTCTTTGTAATACAGATATTTTCATGTTATCTGTTTCAGGGAAATAAGTGGCCTCATAGGTTCCAAATGTATCTATAAATTTAACTGTTTTGGCCGGCATCTTATTTATAATTATATCTTCAGCTTTTTTCTCTGAAGAGAAATTACTTTCTGTAGAGAACATCATTGCTTTATCTACTGTTTTTTCCTTACGATTATTATAAGCAAGTTCTTGAGAGATTTTATAAAGTTTCTTCTCATAAGCATTCATAGCCAAGGTATCTTTCTTTGCAATTTGCTTAAGCTCCCTTACAGTGATTTCCAGTTGAGTAGTTTCGGTAACTTTACGTCCTAACTCATCCTGATACTCTATGGTTTTTGTGTAAAGATTGTTCTCTGCTCTATCTCCACGGGCTTTTTCTTTCATGGATTGTAGAGTGGCTAATATGGATACTACTACACTGACTGCAGTAATACCTGCCATTATGGTTTTTAAATTCATGACTGGGGTGTTTCTTTAATTTCTTCTTTCTTTTGTAGCCATTTACCAGTTATAGCTGCTCCGATGAATGTAGTTAATCCCCCTAATAACATTAATATACCAAGCCAATCTACTGGCACAAGTTTAATAGTAGTGTAAATGATATTGAATACTCCAGCAAAAATCATAACCCAACTCATACGGGTAACTTGAGGTACAATCCATCTCATCATACTAAGTTTATTGTCTGATTTAAAAAAGTCTTTGTCCATAATTTATCCTCCTGTCATTGTTTTAGTGGTTATTGCTATCCAAAATACTTTGATATATTCCCAGGCTAAGAAAACCCATGTAAGCATTATAAAGATAAAAGGTATTCTTTTGAATTCCATTTGCCATTCCCATGGTTTCATTTTATTTTGATAATGCTTAAGGGATATATCAAGTTGTTGAATTCTATCTTGCAGGTTACAGTGTTCTATTGTATTCTCCTTATGCTTTTCTTGAAGATGATGCATCTCTATTTTCAAGATTTTCATTTCAGCGAAGTTGTCTACACTTTGGTAGTACATTTTATCCACTATGTCCTTCATGGATTTTATAGTATCAACTGTTTCCTTGTTAGTAATCGCGATTAGATTCCTCAGATTTTGATCAGATTTTCTTACATAATCTTTAGTTTCATCAGGTATAGTCATAGCCATTAGTTTATTTATTTTAAACTCTTAATGTATGCTTTTATCCCTAATACGTGTAATTTTATAATTTGGTTTCTACCTTCTTCAGATAGTATAAATTTACAATCAGATTCTGTATCCATGAACAGATTTTCTGTTAGTACTGCGGGGCATGTCGTGTTTTTTAAAATGTAAAAGTCTTCTTCTTTATCCGGGTCCCCGTCGTTTTCGTCAATTCTCATTCTTATTTTAGGAAGGATTTTGTGGGCTTCTACAAAAATATGTGTGGCTAATATATCACTTTTTGTTTGTCCTTTAGAAGTAAAGATTTCCCATCCTGTACCTCCTCCGGCATTAGCATGTACAGAAATTAGTATGGATGTGGGATCTCCCTTATGTAGTTTATTAACTCTGTTTACTCTTTCACCAAGAGAAACATCTAAATCTTCAGTAACTATTTTTATGGTTTGTATACCACTAGATAATAGCTCTTTATGTATACCTTGTACTATTTCTCTGTTAAACTTCCACTCAAATAGCTGGGATCCATCAGGCCATATAGGAGAACGTTTCCCTAAGGTATTTATCCCGTGCCCATTATCTAATAGTACTAACATATAATATAGATTTGATTACAAATATACAATTTTCATCTAAATAATATATCTTTGTCTATCAAATTTGATTTATGGAGATAATATCTAAGTTTACAGAAGGTAGTGAAGCTTTAGCAGAATTGCACAATTATGTGAATTCCATTGCGTTCTTGAGAAACTTGATTGATCCAAACCGCGAAAAGGCCAAACAAAGGCCAAGAGATTCCCAGGGAAGAATTATTGTCAATGTAACTCAACCTCACATTCTAGAGGATATGGATTACTTCCGTAAGCCGGCACTCGCATTCCTTAAAACAGGAAAGTATACGGAAGCCTACCCATCTGCGGATCCTAATAGTCCATATAAAAAGTTCTGGGATGAAGAGATACAAAGATGTATTTATGGCTATGTTAGACAAAAAGATGGGGAGTGGATTACCGGGTATCATTACTATTATATAAATTATTGCCCTATTCTTAAATCAAAAATTATAGGTACGCGTACTAAAGATGGTAGTGTAAGAGCAGATCGTGTAGAGGGATTTCCAGACATGTGGGATGGGGATTACCTCTTTTTTCATTATGTGGAGCAGGCTGAAAGTACCGGGGAGTATGCTTCAGTATTGAAGGCCCGTGGTAAAGGTTATTCTTTCAAAGCTGCTTCAATGCTTATACGAAACTATGAATTGTTTGCTCGTAGTAAGTCTTTCGCTTTCGCTGGGGATTCTGAATATTTGGACAATGATGGTATCTTAAATAAGGCTTGGGCTTATATGGACTTTGCTAATAAACATGTGGGGTTTGCCAAGAAGCTTAGGCTGAAAGATAGTATGATGGAGAAGACTGCCGGGTATAGAAAACCCGGGGATCCTACAGATCATGGTATGCGGTCTACGGTATCCGGAGTAACTCTTAAGAATAACCCAGGAAAATCCAGGGGTAAGCGTGGTAAGCTTATTATATGGGAAGAGTCCGGTATCTTTATAGGCCTGCTTAAAGCTTGGCGTATTGCTCAAAAATCTATGGAAGATGGTAACCGGGTGTTTGGATTAATGCTAGCACTAGGGACCGGGGGAGAGAAAGGGGCCAACTTTGAAGGTCTTGAAGCCTTATTCTATAAGTGCCAAGCTTATCGCGTGAAAGCTATTTCCAATGTATTTGATAAGAATATAATCAATCAGATATGTGGGTTCTTTGTGCCGGAGTATATGAACCGGGCAGACTGTTATGACAAGAATGGAAATTCTAATGTCATCAAAGCTTTGGAAGAAGTTGTGGCCAATAGATTGAAATTGAAATATAGTGGTGTAGATGCTGAAGACCTTGCCCAGGCAATTGCTGAAGAGGCTATAACTCCTCAAGAGGCTGTAATGCGTACCGAGGGTACAGTATTCCCTATTGAAGAACTAAAGAATTATTTAGCTTCTGTTGCTCCTAATGCAGATAAATTTACAGCTACCCACTATGTAGGGGAGTTATATTTTACTACTGCTTCTTCTGTAGAATTCAAACCGGTTTTCTCTATGGTACCTCTTCGGGAGTATCCAATAAGAAAATCGGATACTACTGGTGCAGTGGAGATTTTTGAGATGCCAAAGAAAAGCCCGGACGGATTAGTACCCCGTGGGAGATATATAGGGGGAGCCGATACTGTTGATGATGAATATGGGTCTTCCTTATTTTCTGTATTTATATTTGATCTTCTTACTGATAATATAGTCGCGGAATGGACCGGTAGATTCCGGACTGCTGCACAAAACTTTGATGTAGCTCTCAAGCTAGCTATCTTTTATAATGCAGAGATAAACTATGAGAATAAATTAAAAGGGATGTTTGCCCACTTCGATAAGCGTAATGCTTTGGCTTATCTTTCTGATATGCCTAACATTTTGCAGGATATGGATTATGCATCTGCTAAAGAGAGATATGGTAATAAGAAAAAAGGTACCCCTCCTACACCTGTAATAAACTCTTGGGGTCGTAGGTTACAGGCTGACTGGATGCTAACATACAATCCTTATTATGAGGATATGAGTCTCACCCATATAAGATCTTTAGGTTATATAAGAGAAGCTATTTCATGGAATATATTAGGTAACTTTGACAGGGTTTCTGCAATGAACATGGTATTTATACTTAGACAAGATAAGTTGAAAGCTATAGAGAGAATGAAAGAGAATCCAAATGATGTTGAAGATGATTATAATAATGATGAGTTCTTTAAAACGGACTCAATAGTTTGTGAAGATGAGTTCGTGTTTTAATGTTTTATAACTATATACGTAGTATATAGTATAATTTTAAATCTTTTTACTATGACAATACTTAGATTACCTCCACAGAAAAAACGCTATAAAGAGAAAACTCAGGCATGGCGTGAAGAGAATATGAATGTTATTGATGCCGGCACTTCATATCATGGAAATGACTATGTGCGGAGAAGTATTCGGGAGAAATATGTAAATGCCCGGCTATTTGATGGGGTATTAACTATGTCGGATGTAATCTCTACCATAAGTTCCGCAGGAGTATTAAATGCTTATGTTCCAAAAACCATACAGCATAGGCCAATTATACGCCCTAAAATTGAACTCTTACTGGGAGAAGCTTCTAAGGAACCTTTTACATGGTCTGTTGTAGTGACAGACTCTAGCAGTATTTCAGCTAAAGAAGAAGCTAAGAAGAAACTTATTAATGAGAAGATAACTGCTTTGCTACAGTCCCAATATTCTGAAGAGGAATTAGGGATGAAGCTTAAGGAGATGTCTTTATATTTTAAGTATACTTGGAAAGATGCTAAAGAAGTCAGGGCTACAAAGATATTGAAATACTTTGAGCAGAAGTGTAAACTTGAACAGAAGTTCAATGAAGCTATGCTTGATAAATTGGTCCATGGTGAAGAACTTATGATGTTTGACATTATAGGAAAAACGGTAGAAGCTCATAAGCTAGACCCTAAGAAAGTATTCACTTTATACTCCGGAGAAGAAAACTCTATTGATAATGCTAATATAATTATCATACAGGAGTATTGGTCCCCCGGCCGTGTAATAGATACTTATTATGATGTTCTTAAGCCAAAGCAAATAGATCAGATTAATGAGGGTAACGTAAACTTAGAGAACTACAATAGGTATGACAATGTAGTTTCTATGTCTATGGATGGGCTCTTGATGGATAATATTATCAATGATGTAGAAACAGGTAATAAAGACTTTGTAACTAACAGGTCTTTAGTAGACCGGTTTGGTAATATACGCGTACTTCGTGCGTTGTGGAGGTCACAAAAATTAGTTAAAGTAGTGTCTGGAACTGATCCAGAGACAGGAGAGCAGTATGAGAAGACAATGTCTGAAGAGTATACTGCTAATCCTTTGTATGGAGAATCTATACAGACTTATTGGGTAGGTGAATGGTGGGAAGGAGCTAAAGTAGGTGCTGATATATATCCAAGGATTCGTCCACGCCCGGTACAATTTACTTCTATGGGAAACCTTTCTAAAGGGCACCCGGGTATTGTAGGAAAATTCAACTCTGTATCAGGGGGTAAAGTAATGTCTTTTTTGGCTAAGATGAAACCCTATCAGTATCTATCTGATATTACATGGGATCGTTTATTGGATGCTATGAAGAAAGATATGGGTAATATTGTAGAGATGGATATGGCCAAAAAACCTGCCGGATGGGATACTCAAAAGTGGTTACATTATGCTTATAAAGGAGGGATTCTGTTTGTAGATTCTTTTAAAGAGGCTACTAAAGGAGCTGCCATGGGTAAGATTGCAGGTAATTTCAATACTACCGGCAAGACAATATCTACATCTAAAGGAGATTATATACAGCAACATATCAATCTTCTTGAATATATTAAGAAAGAACTTGGGGATGTAGGGGGTATTACACCTCAACGTGAAGGGGCCGTCGCTCCTTCCGCGAGTGTTGGTGGAACTGAACGCAGTGTACTTCAAAGCAATAATAGTACAGCTTATGAGTTTTATACTCATGAGCAGTTTAAACTAGAGTGCATGAATATTCTATTGGAAACTGCTAAAGTAGCCCTTAAAGGTAATAAGGAATTGGCTCAGGTTATCTTAGATGACTTCTCAATAGAGATGTTTAATATGGAAGGTGATGACTTTGTAGATTCTGATTATTCTGTATTCCTTACCACTTCTAGGAAATCCCAACAACTTGAGAGTGCTATCAATCAGTATAGCCAGGCTTTCATGCAGAATGGTGGAAAACTTGGTACTGTATTGGATATTGCTTTCTCTGATAGTATCTCTGAGAAACGTCGTAAAGTTGAAGTGGCTGAAGCTGAGATGGAAGCTAATGCACAACAGGCTGCTAAAGCTGAAGCTGATGCTTTTAGGCTTGCTGCTGAAAAAGAGGACGCTGCTAAGGCTGCTGAATTAACTCTTCGTTATTATGAGATTGATCAGAAGAATGCTACGGAACTACAAATAGCCTTATTAACACAAGAAGGAGCAGATAAGAAATTAGCAAAAGACGCTGAAGGTAAAGTACTGGCTGCTCAGGTGGCTCGGGAAAAGATTCAGAGTGATGCTGCTACTGCCAGGGTAAAAAATAAAAAGGCAGAGCAACAATAAAAGCTTTGCTATTTTAGCTATTTCTATAATTTAATAGAAAGTACATATATTTGTAATGATTAGTTAATTAAAAATCAAGTAAACATGGAAGGATTAGATTTAAGTTCATTATCAGTTGGAATAGTAGAAGCTGCTGCTCTACCTTCACAACCTGTTAATGTTCAGCCTGGTGCCCCTGGACAGAGCACTAAGGTACCTCTGCCTGAAATCATTTCCCAAACCACTCCTACATTAGAGATTGAGCCTTTAGACTTAAGTAATTCTCCTGAAGAGGTGAATGCAGCTTTAGAGAATCTTAATACTTTAATTGAATTAGGAGAGGTTGAAGATGATGATGATGAGCCCGGTGAAAATGGAGTTACCAAGTCAAAAACCTCAGATGCTTCAGTGTATCCTGCATTAGCAGCTTTTCTAAAAGAGAAAGGTATTATTACTAGTGAAGATAAGATTGAAGATGAGGAATCTTTTGTTTCTGCAATCTCCAAAACAATTGAAGAAAGTAAATACTCTAATTTGAGTGAATCTCAGAAGTTATATCTGAAGTCTATTGAAGCAGGAATTCCTGATGAGCAGGCTAAATCCATTGTTACTAATATGGAATCTATTACTAAAGTAACTGCTCAAACTTTGATTGATAATGCTGAATTAGCAGAGAATATTATTACTGTAGACTTGAAGGCTCAAGGATGGGATGATGCTAGGATAGCTAAACAGATTGAGCGTTTACGTAAAACTGAAGAGGTTGTTGGAGAAGCTTTAACATCTAAAGATAATATTATCAATAGAGCTAATTCTGATATTGAAGCTCAACGTGTAGCTAAGATTGCAGAAAAAGCTGAGAATGAAAAGAAAGAAACTAATCAGTTAATAAAACTGAAAGATGCTGTATTTACTTACGATAAAGCTTTAGGTGCTGTTAAAGTAGACGACCGGTTAAAGAACCAGGTTTATGAAACTATGACAAAACCGGTGGCTTATCTAGAAAATGGGCAACCTATCAATGCTCTTACAAAGGATAGAAATGAGGATCCAGTAGATTTTGAAAAAC